CGCCTTCGCCATCACGTTCGTAGATACACCAATAAATGTACCCACTTCGGCAATGGTGTGCGGCTGAAAGAAATGTATTAACTTGTAGAGATCAACGGCATCGTCGTAGGGCAAAGAGCCGGTGTTGTAATCGGCTTCTTCTCGTAGATGCTGCTGATCCTCGATAATCTTCTCTATCGCTTCATACGGGTACTCTGAAATCTTGTCATCGATGATTTCCCAAAAGAACCGACTGAACCTTGCTCGTCCAATTTGTAAAGTGTTCATTTGTTTAACACTCCCATTATCTTGTCACCGATAGCCATCGCTGCGACCTGCTCAGCGTCAGATAACTGAGAGAAAAGTTTTGTGGCTGGCTCAGCGCAGCGGTCACTAAAGACCGCCATGCACATGTAAAAAGCCGTAACAATGACCGCCTCTGAAGAGGTGACAGACGAGAACTTTTGCTTCTTTACTCGACGCTTCTTTGTCTTGGTTTTCATTTTCATGCTCCCTCCCGCGCAAAGATTTCACGGTCAAGATACCAACGCGCCTTCTTCAGATCGACAAGTGGATCAGAGTCCAACTTCTTACCCGCACGTGCAACGTACTTCACGACATTACCCAGACGGTAGTTCAAGTCTTTGGCTTCGATGAAGTCGATGGTTTCAATGCCACCTGTTCTGTAATGTGGCGGGGACTTGACGATATCAGCGGTCGTGGTTTGCACCGCCCTAACAATCTTCGACGGCTTCTTCAACCCCGCTTTTATAAACACCTTGTTTACAAATTCAGCGTTGTTCTTGGACTGCCACTTCACTTGATGCACAAGGTTAGGCGATACCCGCAGACGCTTCGCAATGTCTTTGGGTTTCATCTTTGGATATTTGGCAAGCATAGCGTTGATGCGCTGCGTTTTATTTTGCTTCTTCATCTCTAGTCTCCTTTGCTTATTAAATGTTACTCAACTCACTAACGAACTTCCCCAACATGGGGCCATCCTCCAACACTTTAAACCTTTCGTTATCTTTGTTTACGCGTTTGTGCAGCACACCGCTTTTCACCATGCGTTTGACACGCGCATGAATGGTTGCGAATGACGCTACAGGCAATCCAGAAGAAAATTGCATGATAGTTGCAGCCCCCTCGCTACGCCGCTTCTCCGTAATAGCCGCAAGGATTGCGATGTCCACGCCATCTAATCCAAATTCATTGGCTACTGCAAGGGCGTCACTTAGTTTTTCTAACTTCATATTTTCTCCTCACAACCGAATAATAATTACATCTGTCTTTGCGGTAGCGCAAGTAGATCAAACCTTCTTCTTGCATCCACTTGATGTACCGTAGTGAATGTCGGTACGAAAAGTTATACGTTGCAACCAAGTCACGTGCGGTGATGGCAAACTTTGAACGTGCCAACCGCACAATTCGTCGCGCCACTCCATAACGTGTTTTAGTTCGTTCTTTCTTCACGTGTCAGATCTATAACTTGGGGGGCTGTACGACCACTTATCACGTTATCCAACGTTAGTATGAATACACCTATCGATTGATCATCGACCACGAATGAATACCCACCCGCTTCGGCTATCTTCTGTAGGTGTTTCATCTGCAACGCTGTGGGCTTATTCCCGTTTGCCTTACACTCAATACCTAATAACTTACCGTCAACACACGCCATAATGTCTGGCGCTCCGGACGATCCGTAACCCCCTGTGACCGGCATAGTCCAGTAGGCTTTCTGGTATTTAGCCAGAATCTTTTTTACGCGTTCTTTTACCTTGCTCTCGGGTGTCGCTGCCATGTGTGAGTCCTAGTAAGAATTCGTATTCGTCTTTATCCAATGCGACAACCAGATGTCTGTCTCCGATCCACGTACCAATCATGCTAGTCCTGTCGTAATCACCACGCTTGATACGAACTAACGCCAACTTCTCTGAAACAGATTGTTGTAAACAGTGTTTATAAGAGTTGAACGGAGTCGATTTCTGCTTGCGTTGATCGATCAAAGTGAATCGTGGATACAGGTCGCCGTTAGTTTTAAGACTTACACTCAATAGCCATCTACTACTTATCATCATTGCACTCTAGCCCACGGTTGTCCGTGAGTCAATAGTTAGTAAACCCAGAAGTTATGAGTGTCGAGACGCACACCCACATCGGGGATAAACGTCTTGACATCAACGATCTTGAGCATCGCAATTTTTGATCGGTAGTGTGGGTCGAGCGTATCGATGTGTCCGGTAAAGTTATGTATGGCGTCTGTGTATCTACGCTCTTTGAGATGTAAGTGAGCGATACCATCGCGCTCCAACAACACGTGCATGCAGGGCTCTTTGGTCTTGAACCGCTTTTCGTTTTCCTCAACTTGTTTTATGAACTCTCCGTTGAGAAATGGTGCGAACTTGGGGCTCTGATATGGCACACCAGTACGTGCGTAGTTAAGGACATCTTCAATGATGGCTTCTTGGTCTATGTGGCGAGTCGTATTACGCACCACCTCGTAGAACTCCACCTTCCAACGCTGGAAAATATCTCCTCGTATCCCAAGGGTAACGTCCGTGATGGCAGTAACTTCGTACGGTTTGGTGTATTCCTTCAGCCACCGTCTCACCTTCGCCAAGTCCGTAGTCTTGCGAGTGTGGTAGTCGGGGTTGGCTGTTCGGTACTTTTCGTTGTGGATGTACGGACTCGTCACCGTAAACTTACCGTACCCGTCTGTACCCAACTCCACCACCGGCTCGGTGGGGCATCGCTCATCGTAGATATGTACAAGGCACGTGTTCTCGGAACTCACCCGCATCGGATATCGTGTAACGTGAGTACGCTTCAACTCACGTATTAACATGTTGAGGGTACTGTTCCGGTCTGTGTCTTCTATTTGTCCATTAAGCATCTTTAGTCTCCTATTTATAAACAGTGTTTACATTAGCGCAGCCCATCTGGTGCGCGTTCTTCCAAATACGCCCAACCTTTCAGTACGTAGGCAACCGTGAATGGGTTGATCAAACCTCCGTACCAATCGTCCCACTCTTTGCCCTTTGACTCTGCAACTTTCTTCTTGGCTTTTTCTGCTGCTTCTTCCCAATCTTTTTCTTTGGGACTGTTACCTTTTACTTCACCATGAACCAATATGATTTCGTTTAGTCCATGGTCATGCACTGCGAATGTAACTTTCATGGTTCGTACACCTCTGTTGAACCTGTCGGGGTCAGTCGAACATTCGACAATACTTCTTCGTCGGCTACGTCATACACGGCAACTTCCCATGGGGTTTTGTCCATATACTTCTTTATTAAGTCGTTTTCAGTTACACCGTCATCAACATCAATATAAAGAATAACCGCGTATCTCTTACCGGCTACCATCTCACACCTCCTTAAAACATACTCAAGATTTCATCAACACGCGCCTTGACATCGACGCGCACCGCATCGTGCTTGCGGAGTTCCTTGGCATCGACGCCGATCAAGGCTTTCTCCAACTGCTGCCTCGCTTGCTCCAACTTCGGGTCGTTGGTCACGTTCAACTTGGTCAGCATGGAACACAGGTCGGTAGCGTTAGTTACCAAAGAGTCACGGAACACTTGCTTCTCAGTACCCGCCAACTTGTCCGACATATGTTTCAGACAGTCATGCAGTCGGTCCCAAGCATCCTTCATCGCAGCGTTCACACGCTCCTCGGATATCTTCTGCAACTCCTCACGGTACTCGTTCGGAATGTCAACACGGAAGTCACCCGCGCTCGGTACGGGACTGAACACCACACGCATGGAGTTCTTACCACGTACCTGTTCAGCACTCGGGTAATCATCGGGATTGAACAAGTCACCCAACGAAAACGCCGCAGCGGATACTAGGTTGTCGTACTGCCCCGCAAACTCATCCACCGCTTCGGTGAACTGCTGCTGAAACTGCCCAAGCATGGCCTTGTACTCAAAGAAGTTAGTCATCGGCAGTAGCCGCGAACCATTGTCATTCCACGGCAGAGTGTTCTCGTAGTGCCACGACCGTACGTTGTTAGCCACGCTATGCAAGGTATCCAACGCTTCAGTACCGGCAAGCAACTTCTTGTGGTAGTTACCCGCTCGGGCCTTCGTATTGTTAGACGCATCGACCTGTTCGGACACACGCTTGTCTAACTTACGACCAGTCCACACAGAGATATTGAGATCAACTAATACAGCACTATCTTGAATCATTGTCTTGCACTCCTAGTTATAAACAGGTGTTTATTTAATTGTTACAGACTTACCAACAGGTGAAGTGATATTCACAGTCGTAATACCCCACAACACAGGGCAGGGCCATGAATCACCCCACGAACTCACATACCCATCAGTCAACACAACGCAGCACTCGGGCTTCATCCTGTTGCTACGCAAATACTCGGTGATGCAACGTGGATCAGTCCCACCACCTCCGCGTGGTTTAGTGCTACGCAATATATTGTCGAAATCACCACGCTCATACTTCTCGTGTTGGCACACCGCAGTATCCCAATACAACAAGTCAATACCCTCGGGCTTGACGGTATCGCAGATAGACTTCAACTCACCCAAGAACTGACTGATCTGCGCTCCATCGATAGAACCGGATGTATCTACAGCGACTGCTATACGACCCACCGCCGTACTGATACTGGATGGCATGTATACATCTTGTCCGATCCACCTACGGGCTGGTCTGCGCCACGTGCTTTCGTCTTTGTCGGCGCATGTACTCTTGATGAACTCACGCAACACTTCGCGCCAATCTACCTTCGGTGTGAGCGCATCGGTAACTTCACGCGGCACGTTACCCTTCATTTTCCCTGCGAGAATCGCGCCTTGACGCAACGCTTGGTCGATGTCCTTGGCAAGTGCCTCCTTCTCCTCACGCGTCATGCTCTCGCCAGACTCCCAATCGTGGTCGTCCAACCCACCACCCGAATCACCTTCACTCGGATTATCTCCTTCCCCATCATCGTCCTTGTCGTTGCCTTTGCCTTGTCCTTTGCCTTGTCCTTTGCCCTGCTGCTTGAGCAACTTAAATACAGTCCCCGCATCCATGCCACGGAACTGCTCATCCAATAACCCACCCTCGGGTAACTTGACGAACTTACCTTCCTTGTCGGAATCGTAGATCATCAGATTGATCACGTAGTCACAGGCCATGTTCGCCAACTTGGGGTTCTCGTCCCATAAGTTTTTCCACGTACTCATGTGACGAAACGCCTTGTGCTTGTTCTCATGCAAGATCAACGCACGTAGTTCCTGCTCGGTAAGTTTGTCTACGAACTTGCGTCCGTACTTGGTATTGCGCCCATCGGTACAGGCGGTCGGGATGTTCTCGACCACCTCGGTCTTACCCACCATGAACACACCAGAGAACAGGCAGTACCTCGGGTCATTCATCAACGCCACGTGCGCTCGTTGCACACGTTGTTCTGCCGTTAGTTTTGTCATGTCGCACTCCTATTTATAAACAGGTGTTTAGAAAAGCCATTCGTTAGTCAACGCCCAATCCTTGAACTCCTTGTTCATCACACAGAACGACTGCTTGTCCGACTTCATCACAGACTTAGCGAACAGGGCTTGCCACTCCTTGTCCATGCGCTGCACGTACGTCATCCACTTCGACAACGTATCCTTCTCGACACGCGCTATTGCGCTGAACACACAGATACAACGTGCGATAGTGTCATCGGGTAACTTAGCCGTTGTCGGGCTTGCGATGATGGCATCCCACGTGGGCAACTTATCCACCACCGTGAAGAACGCTTGCAAGTCTCGGGCAGCCGACTCTCCAATGACACCTGTAAGCATACTGATGGTTAGCGCATCACCCAACACGGCTCTACGTTTGGCGATATGACTCGCCTTCTCCAGACTACGTGGAGTGACAACCGCGCCAGACTTGGCCTGTCCAATGATGTTGATGTACGGATTATCTTTCTGTGCAGGATCATCACCCGCTGCAAGACAATGTGGGAACTGCTTGACCCACGCAATAATCTCGGGCGCGATGTTATTGGGCAACGCATACCCCTCGATCCACTCATCGGCTTCGGACTTACGGATACGCACCGCACAGATACGATTCCTCTGGTGGGGTTGCAGTAAGTCGCCCAGATTCTCCATACCCAAGTTAGTAGTGGCGAACACGACACTCCCCTCTGGCAAGTAGTGATCACCGATACGTCCCTCGTTCATCAACGTCATCAACACATTCTTAACTGAACTCATGGCCTTACCGATCTCATCGAGCATGATGATGACGGGCTGACCCTCGTGGAACCGGAACCGTGCGTTAGGTGCAAACTTAGTCACACGCATCCCGTTTTCTTCCACGGTATACGGCAACGCAAAATCACCCAGATCAAGCAACGTACAGTCGATATACGCAGGAAGATGTGTCGGCAAACGCTTTGCTACTTCTTTGAGCATCGCTGACTTGCCAATACCCATCTCACCTTCGCCCACCAGAGTTACCAGATGACCGCACTCGACTACGGCATGAGCAAACTCTTGCAGGGATATTGTCTTACCAAAGTTCAATATAGACATGATGCACTCCGTTGTTGTTTATCTAACTGTTAGGGATATTATAATAGAACTCAACCTATAAGTCAATGTTTTGCGGGATCAACTCCAAGGCACGATACTGTCGAACAAGTTACCGTCTGGCATACGCGGCTCGACTTTGTACACGTTACTGTCGTGTAGATCATGGAAGTGATGCGCGGCTCTACGGAAAGCCTTCGGGTCATACCGTCTGTCACGCTCCCGCCAATCATCACTCACCCGCCTATCTTCAATAGATTGCATATGGTGAGTTAATTGCACAAAGTAATACGGCAACAAATCTTCCGGTGTGTCGATCAGATCATTGAGCGTCATGCTCTCACGCAGGATGCGTACCCAATCGGAGTTGAGTATCGACTCACGCACCTCGGTGCGAAACTTGTGCGTTACCCAACCATCGGACAGTTTGAGTATCGCCGTACCGTACTTGATGAATGGCTCGATGCGCGCTCGTAGTTCCTTGGCCTTGGCACGATTCACGCTCCGTACGGGTACGGGTACGGGATTTACCTGCGGTTTGAACTTCCCATCAGCGTCGATATCGATAAACAGTTGTTTATAAATTGGATACCAACCCACGTTACCGTTATGTCCCGTATTCACCCACAGATAATTCCGCGCCTTGATACACGGGAACGGGGAATACTTCGAAATAAACTTCGCCGTCAGCGGGCTCATCCAGTTACCGCACGCAAGTGTGATGCGGTTCGGCTCGTAGATTACGCAGTCAGTATCGTACAACCTGTACGCGTACGCTTCGTCCCCCACTTTTACGATCCTTTCCCAATCGTATCGACGCTTACCCGCCGGTCGGATGTCTTCCTTGCGTCCACGAATAGGCTTGGTGTTTTCGTAATGGTGCCTTGCACTTTCGTAATATCTATTCATCACACTCTCCTAAAATAACTCTAGTTGTTGTGAATCACCGATCAGCGACTTGATCGTGGGTCTATCCCACGGTCGCTGCTCACCAAAGTAGGCAAAACCATCTTCAAGAATCGACCGCACACCCGCTAGTGCTTCCTCGGGACTTGTTGTGGCAAGTTCCTTCAGCTTTTCTACGATGTAGTCGTTAGCCACGCGCTCTTGCGTGTACAGTTCTTCGAGGATGTCGATCTCGTCGGGCTCGTATCTGCCCGACTCGTTCTCCAATTCACCCTCACCTTCGATGTCCCATACGTTGCTGCTCATCGCACTCTCCTATAAACATCTGTTTATGAATCACTTCACTCAACCGGCCAGACATACGGTAAGTCTGGGCCTTCGCTCCAACCGTACTGTGCGTAGAACTTGGGGTCTTTTCGGATCAAGTTGCTGCGGTGAGACGCATGGATTGACTCGTCACCTAGCCAAGCGGGTGGACTAGGGTCT